CCTCAAAGGTTTTTACTATTTATCTGAATTCAAAATAAGCACAATATTACCATGTGAATCAATCAAATAAATCTTTTTAATATCATTGTTATAGATTTGATTTTTAAACTCAATAAGAGGAATTAAACCAAAAACATTTTCCAAAATATTAAAACATTCGGCATCTGACATTGTACCCAGACATTCCCAACTATAAGTTTCACTACACCGGCGGTGAAGGAAATTTCTAATTTGATTGATATGTTTTTTTGAAGTAAAATAACGATAATCCATATTTATATTATAAAAATAGCCTTTATATTTGTAAGTGCTTAGAAATTAAATCTTTAATTTGTTGATTATTCTTTTTCCAGTCATTTTCCCAAATTTCAATTAATTTGACACCATTTTCTTCGCAAGCTTTTTGTTTATTTTCATGATAACCTGGTTCTTTTTCTTCATGTATTTTATGCCAATACTCGCCATTATATTCAAAAGCTAGCTTTAACTCGGGAAGATAAATATCGAGTTCTTTACCACCAATAAATTTTCTTGTATTTTCTAAAATCTCGCCAGAATAAAGAGATTTAATATATTGGCAAAGCTCTTTTTCTCCTTTAGACTTAGATAAAGAACTTCCACAATCTGAACAACCTTTGCCAATTAAATGGCTATTAGGGATTTGATAAAATATTCCATGTTTAGGACAAATAATAGGTACTTTATTATAAGCGTTTTTATATTCTACTTTAGAATAATCATATTTGTCACCATGTACTTTTCGAGCTTTTTGAATAAAAGTCTCAGTAGTTAATTGTTTTTTGCCAGAACATTGTGAACACCCGATACCCTGTAAATGACTGTTGGGATTTTGTATAAATTCTCCATGTTCTGGACAAATTATAATAACATTTGTCTTATTGTCTACATATTTTACCTTTGAATAATCGAATTTATCGCCATGTACTTTTCGAGCATTTTCTATCCATTGTTCAGTGGTAAATCTTTTTCGTTCTCTGAAACATTTTATGCAACCTTGGCCTTTTAAATGAGCATGCGGTTTTTGCTCAAATTCCCCATGAATAGGACAAATAATTTTTACATTAATATGGGCATTTACATAAACAACTTTTGAATAATCATAAAAGTTATTATGTTTTTTAGCTGCTTTAGCAATAAATTTTTCTGTCGTCATTAAACATCGATCATTTAGGCAAAAAGGACATCCTGTTCCATGCAGATGAACTCCAGGTTTTTGTTGAAAAGGACCATGAACTGAACAAATTATAGTAACAGGTGTCCGGGAATTCACATAAGTTACCAAAGAATAATCATATGTTCCCTCTCCATAACGTTCTTCAGCCTTTTTGACAAAAATTTCTTTTGTAAATCGTTTTGACATTACTATTCTTCTCCGAATAAATCAAATAATTCAAATTCATATTCATCTGTTACATTAGGAGGAGTCCAGTTTGCCACTTTATAAAGGCTGGCAATGCAAGCATAAAATGGCTTTTCAAATATTCTTCGATAGTCAATCTCAAATAATTCAAGAAATTCAGGAGGCATATACCCGTCTCGAATAGCAATCGAGTCAATCCTATACTTATTATTGGGCTTTAATGCAATAACCTGTATCGTATCTCCTTCTCTAATAGGCTGAACTCCATGGATTTTTTCTTTTTCTATAATAAGATTATGATAATATGCAGCTCTAACGTGAGCTTGCATGCCTTTCATAGTTTGAAAACCAGAAGAACCGTCGGAATACTTGTTAAACGTCTTAACTCGGGCAATCTTGCAAATAGTTGTCAATGGAAGTTTTTTAAATTCTTCATAAGCTTCTCTTAGCCTTTTATCGGTTTCATACTTATTCTGGTGAAGAATCATGGGTTCAATGACTTTTTTGCCAATTTCTTTAATCGGCTTACTCATAATACTCTTAGCCAGTTCAATACCAGTATATTTCCAAGAGATTTTGAGATTACCCTCGAGGTCTACTTCACCTTCATTATCAACGCAATGTAACGCATAGTTCTTCTTTTTGCGGTACAAACCATAGTCGCAAATCTTTTCACGTTTAAAATGAAGAATTGTTCTCTTAGTATTAAAAGTTTCAGTTACAAACTTATTGAGTTCTCTATCAATATAATCATTAAGTTCATCAATAAGTTTATATCCTTCTGGAGTAACTTTAGAGTCTTTGCAAATTATAATCCCGGCAACTCCATGAAGAGAAACACCAACTGAGTCAGTATCATTAAAGATAATATGCTCTTCGGCAACTTCTTCAGTCATCCCGGGAGTTTTCATCATAATGAAATCTTTGACAATTCTATTAACCTGTTTAATAGTGCATTGTCCAGTTAAAGTAATTGAATTTCCTATTGAATCATGGCCTAAAGGACTCGTCTTAGAAGTCAAAGCTCCATAACAGCTGTTAATACAAAGTTTCTTTGTATATTGCGCAATTTGAAGCTGCTTAATTTTTAATTCAATCTTTTCTTTCTCCTCTTTAGGAAGATCTTTCTTTAATTCTTCTTCGAGCCTGACAATTTCTTTCCTGTCTTTCTTTCGAGAATCAAAGACACTTTCCATAAATTCTGGATAAATGCCCTGTTTCTTTTGTGAGAATAATACATTTGCAGGAGTCCTAATTAGCTCAGTATTCTTTACAAATTCATTAAATTTTTGTTCTGTTAAAGTATATTGTTTTCCAGAAGTTAATGTCAAATGAATATTTCCATCTCCCAATTCCACAAATTCACCAACCATTGTTTCAATAGAAATATTATTCGTAATGGTGCAAGAAGGATATAGCGACGCAGCATCATATGTTATTAGATCCTTTACAAGGCCGGGTTTTACGCTTACATATCCGCCTTCATTCTTACCTTCAAGGACTTCTCGTTTTGGAGTAAAAAGGATTTGTCCCCGAGATCTTGCTTTTAGAGCAATTGCTCCGGAAACATATGCAACTACGCCTAATCCATCTTCAAAATTCGTTAATCCAAGAGTAGCGAGATACCTTAAAAGAGCGAAATAATTAGTCTTCTTATCAATCTTTACAAGAAGTTCAACATCTCGAATATTATAAAGAACGAAATCATTCCAATTATTTTTTTGGAAATCTCCAATGGGTCCTTCATACTCAAGTTTTTGTTCTCCTACTTCTATTGAACCAATGTGGTCC